ATACTCAGAAAACTTTACTAAAATATGTCTACGATCTTACTTTTCCCGGCAGACCTGTATCTTCAGTCTCACAATCCATGTTACTCAAAGGATTAGACAAAGGAAATGTGGGAAATTTATTGCAGGCAATTGATACAGATGATTTGAAAAATATTATCTTGCAAGGACACACAAATACAATAGGAAAGACATCGAAGTATGCACATGATGATAAGATATATCCATTTAGAACACTAGAAAAATTTGCACAGGATAATGGTAACAAGATTGTGTATGATCAATACATCAATACTGCATCAATGATAAGAGTAGGAAAGGATCTTTTTTTCAGTCTCAATAATATTGTAAGTAAATTGAATGAAGATAACTTCATGAAGAAGTGGCAAAAATTATTCCCTGACTATCGTATTCACCCAGTCTCTATTCCCGGTCATTCTGATGGTGCTATGTGTGCTGTAAAACCGGGTCTTATAGTAGCACTCAAAAATGCAGAAACATATGCAGAGACTTTTCCCGGTTGGGAAGTTGTTTATCTTGAGGGTGACAGTTGGAATAAGGTTAGACCATTCTTAGATAAGAAGAAAAGAACAAGAGGTAGATACTGGGTTCCGGATGCTGATGAATCATTTTATGATTTTGTCAATGAGTGGATGGATGATTGGGTAACATATGTTGAAGAGACTGTCTTTGATGTAAACATGTTAGTCATTGACGAAAAGAATGTTGTATGCAATAATGTAAACAAAAAAGTTTTCGATGCATTTGAAAGACATGGAATTACACCCCACATTGTCAACTTCAGACATAGATACTTCTGGGATGGAGGATTACACTGTATCACATCCGATATTGACAGACATGGTACCAGAAAAGATTTCTTCAAAGATCGAGGAGTGGATCACAAAAGTTCTTGATGTTCCTAACAGTAAGTTTGGAGGTATTGCTCCGTGTCCTCATGCTAAAAAGGCATGGTTAGATGGTAATGTGGATGTCAAGATGTGGAAAGACTTTGGAAGTTTTAGATATGAAAAATGGGAGAAAGATGTAACGATATATGTTATGGACCCATACACATCACCAGAATTCTTGTCACAGATGGCGAAGAATTATAATGCATTGTATCCTGACTACCTATTTTATGAAGAGCATCCTGATCTTGTAGAGGATGTAGGTGGTTTTGTGGTCAATCAAGGAGAACTTATATTACTAATAGTACAGAAAAGAGATCATCTCGAAGAGAGTAGACATAAATTGCAAGGGACAAATTATTATGAAAACTGGACACCCGAAATGATGGAGAGAATATGTGAGCGTTAGAACTGTAAAATGGTTCAGTGCTATGATGATATTGACCGCGATGATCTTTCACGTCTTGGGATTGACACCGTGGAATAGTATGCTACAATTAGTTGGTGCTACCGGATGGACATACGTAGGCATCAGGTGGAGAGAAAGGGCAATAGTTATGAACTTCCTCCCACAATTTTTTATCATAGTCCCCGGTCTCATATACATGTTACTAAAATCATGACTAAACCTTACGATGATTCCAATTGGAGACAAGAGTATAAAGGTTACGTAAGTGACAAATTCAAACTCAAACTATTAGAAGAGGGACCTCATAGTTTGGCACAGGCATGGTTACTAGGAGCGATGCATTCTGAGTGGAAGAAGATCAAGGGTTACGACAAGTTCGACCCTAAACCTAATGAAGGTCAGAATCAATCCAGTTTACGAGAATTCTTTGAAAAATATAAAGACCAAGGTATCTGATATAATTAGTATGACCAATCAAATTCAAATGAAAGCAGTTCTCTGGTCTAAAGACAACTGTCAGTGGTGTGAGAGAGTTAGACAACTCTTTGCTGCTACTAAGATAGACTATCTAGAATACAAACTGGATGTAGACTTTACCCGTCACCAGTTCTATAAAGAATTTGAGGAGGGTGCTACCTTCCCACAAGTTCAACTTGACAATGTACACATAGGTGGATGCAAAGAAACACTGAGGTATCTCCAAGAGAAGAAATTGATCTAGGAGAAATAAATAAGGGTGTAGAACTCTTGATGCGGAGGGAATTTCATCCCCCAACTGAAAACCTTACTAGGAGAAAACGAATGGAAGCAGCACTCATAACAATCGGTGTATTTACAGGCATTCTCACCCTTTCTGTAGGGGTAATATTAGGGTATATTCTACGCACCTATATACAAGAAGACAACCGTCAAGCATACACATATCATCCAGAAATGTTTGACGAAAATGGAAATTTAGTTCCCGATGAAATACTATCTGTACGATTCGAGGACGATGAATCAACTGAACTTGAAGATTAATTATGGCAAAACTACCTCCAAATCCTTTGGTCTCTGAACTGTTCAAAGCAGTTCATGGCAAGAAAGATAAGACAGGAAAGATCTCTCTCTTATCACAGTACAAACGAGATGATGTAAAGGCATTACTGATTTGGAACTTTGATAAAGAAATCAAAAGTGCTATCCCAGAAGGAGAGGTGCCTTACAAAAAGAACGAAGCACCCATCAACTCAGGTGGACACACTAGACTCGTACATGAGTGGAAGACTTTGTACAATTTTATTAGAGGTGGTAATGATAAACTCTCACAGATGAAGAGAGAGACCATGTTCATTCAACTTCTTGAAAGTTTACATGAGTCTGAGGCAGAGTTGCTGATGCTAGTAAAAGATAAAAAACTACAATCACAATATAGAATTACCAGAGCAGTGGTTGAAGCAGTATTTGAAGACATTCACTGGAGAGATAAGTGATGGTCAGGATTCTACATGAAAAATGTGATCCAAAGGCAGGGGATAACCCAAAACTACCATACAATTCATACATCATAGAGTATATGGAAGGCGACAAGACCTTTTATGATGTTGCTGTTGGAGATAAAGCGGTTGAAATTTTCGACTACTATTATGATAAGAGCAGCAAGTTTGTTGATATGAGACAGTCAGGTGGTTTAGTAAATCCTAAACAATGGATCGACCCCCTAGCACCTGCTCCAAAAAAGAAGGGGAAAAGGTAAACTTTTATTACTTTTGTGAGGGTTTACTTGCATAAATATATTTGGTATGCTATGATACCGTTACGTTCATCAGGGAAACCTGACGCAAGTAAGTCAAGACTCGGAACGGATCGTTCATCCCCCTACTGGGGACGCAACAGTTGACCGAAGGAACGGGGCAAAAATCCCAACTACTAAGGAGAAACAAATGGCAAAAGTCACTTACAGAGGAGTCGAGTACGACTCAAAAGAATACAACGCTAAAGTGCTTGCAGAAGCAAAGCAGCGTGAGAGACACGAATTAATGTATCGTGGACTCAAGGTTAGAAAATAGTTGCTAAAAGGTATAAATACCTATATAATAATATAAGTATTTCTACCCATATATGACAAAGTTATTCTATCAACTCTGTTTTTTAGCATTAGTATTTTCAAGCATTGCTTTCCTACCAAAGTTAGCATACGCTGTGTAACCTACAACTAAATACATTTTTCTAGGGGTGCTTGACACCCCTTTTTCTATCCAATATAATATATGAATACACTAAAACAAACAGTAAAACTAATCAAGGCAGCACTCAAACACAAGCATCTATACTCCAAGAAAGAAGTTTTCTATATGAAACATTCATTGAAGGAGGCAAAGAAAGAATTGAAGATGCAGAAGTCTGTCAAAGCATTAAAAGAAAATGAAAGTACAACTAATAACAGTAACACCTGATGCTGAAAAGAACATGGCGTTTGTCGCCAGAGTTTCTAATCCTAGCAATCAAACCAACGAAAACTTTTCTGGTTTGTTAGCATACTGTATCAAGCATCAACACTGGTCTGTATTTGAGCAGGCACACATGACTCTAGAGATTGAAACTACTCGTGCCATAGCAGCACAAATTCTTCGACATCGTAGTTTCACATTCCAAGAGTTTTCTCAAAGATATGCCAAGAGCAATGAACTTGGCGAGATACAATTACCCGAACTCAGAAGACAAGATATAAAGAATAGACAGAATAGCATAGATGATTTGGATGAAAAGGTTGTTGATAAACTCAACCGTCAAATGATTACTTTGTTTAGTTCTGCCGAAAGTCTTTATAAACAGATGATAGAGGAGGGAGTTGCAAAAGAATGTGCCAGAATGGTTCTTCCATTATGCACACCAACTCGGATATATATGACAGGATCAGTAAGATCTTGGATACATTATATCAACCTACGTTCAGCACATGGCACTCAGAAGGAGCACATGGAGATTGCTGTAGCATGTAGAAATGTATTCAAAGAACAATTCCCTGTTGTATCTGAAGCACTTGAATGGTAAATTTATTTCTAGGACCAACTCATGATCTGAGTTTTTTATATAATGATCAAGAAGCACAACGAGTGACACCACAAGAGATCGCTACATTCATCATGCAAGATGAAATTGTGGCGGTCTATAATGGTAGATCTGAAGCAGGTCCCAGAGCACTTGGAAATAGAAGTATATTGTATGATCCAAGAGACATCAACACTAAGGAAACAATAAACAAGGTAAAAAAGAGAGAGCATTTCCGACCCTTTGCTGCCTCTGTGTTGAAGAAGTATGCAAATGAATGGTTTGACATGTCTAAACTCAATAGGTCTCCCACAATGTCATATGCAGTGCAAACAAAGGAAGATAAGAAAAACCTTATACCCGGAGTGGTTCATATTGATGGGACGTGCAGGGTTCAAACTGTTGAACAAGACATACCTCACTTATACGAGGTCATAGAAGAGTTTTACAGGTACACAAAGGTTCCTATGGTATTGAATACATCATTCAATCTTGCAGGTCAACCTCTAGTTGAGACACCTCAAGATGCAATAGATACATGGAAGGCATCTGCTATTCATGTGCTATGGTTTCCAGAAGCAAAACGAATGTATAAGAGTTCATCTCTAGGTGATTGATATGAAAATTTTAGGGGTAAATCTATCAAACAATGGTTCTATATGCTTACTCAATGATGGTAAGATAGAATTATACTTGGAAGCAGAGCGACTCACTAGGAGAAAAAGAGATTATAATGTAAATAGATTGATAAATTTAGTTGAAGAAGTTGACCATGTTGCATTGGCAGATGCTAATTGGATACAGAACAAAACAAAGTCACTGAAGACTGCTGCTTCTTTACAAAAACTAAAAAAGAAATTTCCTGATGCTGAGTTTCATGATTTCCGTGACAGACATCATCTAACTCATGCTGCATGTGGTTTTTATAATTCTGATTTCAAAGAGGCAGCAGTCATAATAGTTGACTCTAGTGGATCTGCATTTGATGAAGGAGATGAATGTGAAACTATACTACATGCCAAGACAGGTAGAAGATTTTATTGGAAGAGATTACATAAGAGATATAATAAGATAGACGATCTTGGTTTAGGATTCCAGTTTGATCAAGTGTCACAAAAATGTAATTGGGGTCGAGACGAGGCGGGTAAAGTCATGGGTCTTGCTCCATATGGAAATTATATTGAAGGGCATTACATGGCATCTTCTAATGAGAATGCTGCTGCAACCGTTCAGAAAGATTGGGAGGATAGAGCAGTAGAATTAGTCAAGATAGCATCAGAGAAAAGTAATAACATTGTGTTGACTGGTGGATGTTTTCTCAATGTTGTGGTAAACTATAAGTTAATCAAGGAATTTCCCAAGTTGAATTTCTATGTTGACCCGATCGCATTCGATGGAGGAACCGCTATCGGAGCAGCATATATAATTCACCATAATCCCAAAGTAAAAAGTTACTAATTATGCCTACCTACCCTGTAAAAAATTTGAAGACTGGAGAACAAAAAGAAATCCAGATGAGCATGAAAGAATATGATCAGTGGAGAAAGGACAACCCTGAATGGGATAAAGATTGGTCTGTGGGGACTGGAGGAGTTGTCAGTGGCACCGGAGACGTGTATAGTAGGACAGATGGAGGATGGAATGAAGTCCTCTCAAGAGTTGGATCAACTCCCGGTTCCAATGTAAAACCTCAAAAAAGAGTACACTTCTAATGTCTGCTAGAAAAAAGAAAACTTCTTCTCAAGTTGGTGTCGGCATGACTGCCAAACAAATAAGAAGAAAGAAACCTTTCAACTCAGATATGATGATTCCGATTGAGGCATTGACCGACAATCAGAAAAAATTATTTGAATCACTCGGTGAAGGTAAAAATGTATACACTTACGGGGTGGCAGGAACTGGTAAAACTTTTGTGGTTCTTTATCATGCCCTCAAAGAAGTCCTCGATCCTATTACACCATATAACAGACTTGTAATAGTAAGATCTTTAGTTTCAACAAGAGAAATTGGTTTCCTTCCCGGAGATCATGAAGACAAGTCATCCCTATATCAGATACCATATAAAAATATGGTCAAGTATATGTTTGAGTTGCCAAATGATAATGACTTTGAAATGTTATGGGGAAATCTCAAAACTCAGGAGAGTGTCAAGTTTTGGTCAACCAGTTTTGTTAGAGGCACAACACTCGATGATTGCATCATGATTGTTGATGAGTGTCAGAACTTGAATTTTCATGAGTTAGATAGTATAATAA